TACCTTTCCGGCGCTGAAATGATAGCCTCTGGTTATGTGGGAGCGTGCTGATGGGTTGGTGGATACTGCCGGGCGCTGTCATTGGTGCGCTGATGTGGATTGCGTTCATTGTGTGGGATTTGCACATGCTCACCAGCGCATGAAGGCAACATAAATGGCCAGCGTAAACACCGAAATCCTAGACGCCATCACTGGCCGCGCGTTGGTCTTGCAACGGCTGACGGCGACGCAGGTTGAGTCTCAGATTGAGTAACTGTATCAGGAATAATATTTATTTCCTAATTCCTGTGATATATAAATAGAATTGACTTAAAAGGAGTAATGACAAATGGTAGGAAGATTAGAAGAAAAGAAAATGTCTGCTGATGGTGTCTCAGAGATACCAGATGCAGTTACACCTGAAGGTGGCAAGATCAAAGATCAAAAAGCAGATCTTAAGAAAAAAGTAGATCCAACTGCTGCAAAGGTAGCAGACGGCGTTACTGTAGTCACAAATAATCCGACAAAAGTACTCGAAGCTAAGCATAAAGACGAAGATGAAGATGAAGATGATGACGAAGAAATGGAAGAATCTTTTGACATTTCTTCTCTCTTCGAAGGCCTTGACCTATCTGACAACTTCAAAGAAAAAGCTTCTCTAGTTTTCGAAGCAGCTGTTCATGAAGCTGCTACACTAAGAGTAGCTTCAATGACTGAAGAGCTCGAAGGAAGACTAGAAGAAGAGATTGCTATTGCTATCGATGAATCTATCGAACAGATTGTCGAGAATCTAGATGGTTATCTGGACTACGTCGTATCAACCTGGGCAAAAGATAACGCACTTGCAATCGATGCAGGTATCAAGGTAGAAATGGCTGAGTCGCTGCTTCAAGGAATGAAAGAACTATTCTACGAGCATAACATCGACATTGACGAAGACACTATTGATCTTGTCGCAGAACTCGAAGAAGAGTTGCAGAAAACTAAAACAACTGCAAACGAAGCGATTACTGATTATCTTGATCTCGAAGAAGAAGTTAAAACTCTTCGTGCAGATGCAATCTTTAATGAGCATATCGAAGGTTTATCCGAAGCTCAAGTTGAGCGTCTTAGACTTCTTTCTGAGAAGATAGATAACTCTGATATTACAGTTTACGCTGAGAATCTAAACACGCTGAAAGAGTCATTCTTCAAGAAAACCAAAAGCGCTGGGCTTGTTGAAGATTTAGATACCGAGAACAATGCCCTGCTAACAGAAGATAGTGGCACAAACGTCGCAGTATCTAAGTATGAGTCTGTAAATCGTCTTGCAGCAGATATGAAAAATCTTAGGTAATGTCCAAGATCACGTGCCTTATAAATAAGAATAATAATACATCCAAAGGAGATATTTTCAAATGAGTCAGAATAATCGTTTACTAACTGAGAAGTGGGCACCGATTCTTGATCACGAAAAGTTCGTGACCATTGCCGACCATCACCGTCGTAGCGTTACCGCGACTATCCTAGAAAACACTGAGAAGGCTCTTGCTGAAGATACTTCCGGTGCAACTATGACTTCGCTACTTAACGAAGCACCTGCCAACGCTTCTGGTACTGGTGGTTTTGGTGCCGCTTCAACTGCTGCTGGCCCAACTGCCGGTTATGACCCTGTACTAATCAGCCTCGTCCGTCGTGCGATGCCTAACTTGATCGCTTATGATATTTGCGGTGTTCAGCCAATGACTGCCCCAACCGGGCTGATCTTTGCAATGCGCTCCAGATATACTGGCCAATCTGGTACTGAAGCATTCTATAATGAAGCTGACACTGACTTCTCTGGTGTCGGAACTCACGCCAATGCTCTAGGTCAGGCAGATGTTACATCTGGTACCGCAATGGCTACAGCCACTGCCGAAGCACGTGGCGCCGCTGGTGGAACTGCCTTCTCCGAGATGGCTTTCTCAATCGAAAAAGTTGCCGTTGAAGCAAAAAGCAGAGCACTAAAAGCTGAATACACCACAGAGCTAGCACAAGATCTTCGTGCTGTTCACGGTCTAGACGCTGAAACTGAACTTGCGAACATTCTGTCTTCCGAAATTCTCGTAGAGATCAACCGTGAAGTCGTTCGTACAATCTTTGGCAATGCTGTTGTAGGCGCCGCCGCAACTGCAACACCCGGAACATTCGACCTAGACGTCGATGCTAACGGTCGCTGGAGTGTCGAAAAGTTCAAGGGCCTAATGTTCCAAATTGAACAAGAAGCTAACGCTATTGCTAAGGCGACAAGACGTGGTAAGGGTAACATGGTTATCTGTTCTTCTGATGTCGCATCTGCGCTTCAGATGGCCGGTGTACTAGACTACACACCTGCGCTAAACAGCAACAACCTACAGGTTGATGATACTGGCAACACTTTTGCTGGTGTACTTAACGGTCGCTTCAGAGTATACATCGACCCGTATGCAGGTGCAAACTACCTTGTTGTTGGATATAAAGGTTCTTCTTCATTCGACGCGGGCCTCTTCTATTGCCCATACGTACCCCTACAAATGGTACGTGCCATCGGTGAGAATAGTTTCCAGCCTAAAATCGGGTTTAAAACTCGTTACGGCCTGGTTAGCAACCCATTCTCTGCCGGTGCTACGCAGGGTAACGGTGCGCTTACTGCGGATGCTAACATCTACTACCGTAAGATGACTGTAACCAACCTGTTCTAAAAACAAGAAGTTCAGATAAACTGAACCGAAAAACTGGGCGGAATCTTCACAGATTCCGCCTCTTTTAGCATCTATATTTATGAACTGTACCAAACATACTTCGCATTTCCACAGTCCCAGATACGATCCCAATTGTTCATGCGCATGTTCTCGTATTCTGTTCTAGATAGATCAAAATCCTCTAATAGATCTGGGAGTTTGTGCTTTTGAAATTTTACTCTAGAAAATAGTTCTGTAGAATATCTGTAGGTGTACCAATAATTCGGATTACTATCTTTTAATCTACTGAAAGAAGAATGTTCATATACCTTACCTTCGCCAAATCTTAGGTCCGCAAATGTGATAATACTTTTTGGATTTTCGGTTCTTATGAAGTGCTTCATTAATTTAGACACGCCACCTACTGTGGTATAATTACCGTGTGATGTTATTCTTGCGCACTCATATTCATATTTGTCGCTGAATCTGCTTTTTCCGAAAGATGCTACCATTAGCATATCTTTACCGTAGAATAATCCGTAGTGATGAGATCCACCAATCGCACCATGGAAATGGTGTTCCCTATGAAAATTCATGGCGACTAAAGAAGAAATCGGTAGAACTGCTGTTTTTCTAGCACCCACTTTGACAGTCTTACCTAAAACTTTAAATAAGAACTTTTTAACTTTTTCAATATCATCAGATTCAAAGACAGTATAAAGTTTATATCCCGCTTCCTTACACCCAAGAAATTTATCTCTGTGATAACGTTTATCCCTTCCACTAGAACCTTCGCAGTGCCAATAGAGCCCACAGTATTCTATAGCAATCTTTTTTGTGTGATTTACTATATCTAGTTCGAGTGGACCTATAATAGATCTGTTCGAGCAGCTCCAGACGTCACTAGGAAATTCAGATAGTAATAATTCATAAAGCGTAGTTTCTGCCTTGCTACGAGTCGCTGATTCTACAGGAACAATGTCTATGTTGTTCAGAATTAGCTGATTTCTGATGTGTGTTCTAGAAACATTCATTGATTCAGCAAGAACAAGAATATGTTTGCTTCTATCATAATTCTCATCTAATGTTTTACGCGAAAACTGAATATCTTTATACTTTTGCTGTTTATTTATCTTAATTGCTTCTGCTAGCACTTTCCTAGTAATTGAATAGTCTGCCAGCCAGCCATAAATTGTCTCTTGGCTCACACTGAAGTATTTTTCTAGCGACTTTATACTGGCAGTTTCATATAGTTTTTCTAGGAATTCTTTTGTCGGCTTTACCTTAGATCTATGTCTTCTATTCGCCTCGACTGAAGCCTGTTTATGCGATTTTAATTTGATACTGTATTGAATTAACCAAGATCTTATCGTAGGATTTGTTACAGAATACTCTCTTGCTAGAGAAGAAATTGTGGTTCCTTCTTTCGCATATTTTTCTGACAAATCTTCTTTCGCGGGTATCTTTTTAGTCATCTTTTAGCTTATCTCCATTCTCAACTATTTATTCTACGCTAACAGTTAAAGAATCATATCCAAGCTTCTCGTAAAATGTGCATGTATAATCCTTAGCTAAAGTGCGTGAATAGAAACAGTCTGGGATTCTGGAAGATTACCCAGTCCTCTAGTTCTTCACCTGGCATAAAGACGCCGAACTTATTTTTCAAGTCGATGATCTCAAGTGGCTGTAAGGTTAAATCTTCGCTTGAGATTTCTTCTTGTGAAAACCCATCATCGTACCTGTCAGAAAATCTTACAACCTTTCCGTAGAAACAATATTCTTCACATTCGTCATCGCGAATAAAATTGTCTGATGCAACTTCGTAGCAGACGTCGTGTAGAAAAGAATCGTAATCTGTGATTTCTACTTTAAGTTTCCAGCCGAGAAACAGATAATTTGTTCTATCAACGCCCATTTTTTACTATCCTTACTGTGTATGATCTTGATAAGCCTGGCAGCCGACGCAGAGTTTGCTGCCCCAATCTGCAGAATTCTCAAAACAACTGATGCAATCTTCGAGGGTATTTTCTTGGTAGTCATGATGCTTGGTTACTACACTTATTGTCGCAGTTGTATAGCCACTGTAATCTACCCAATTACCATTTTTGATATAGAACCGCTCGTCTGAATTAGCAAGAGCAAGACGAGCTTCGGCATCACTCGAAAACTCGTCCCAGAATACAAGTTTTCCCGGTAATTCGTTTCCTGAGGTTCGGGTTTCAACTACGTGGGTTACTGTGTAGAAACATATTCCTCTTACACAGTCTTTTATATCTACTGGCATGATCCGTGAGTCTCCTCTTTAAATGTTCCATGGATCATTTCACCTCCGTAAACGACCCCCGTTCCTACCTTTACCTGCTTAGTTGTCTGGCCGTCCTTGACAAAGATAAAGACGTCTTGGGTTGTCGTGGTAGGAGTAGGCTCTTCGATGATCTCCAACATATCATTTCTGCCACCATACTTTAAGGCAAAATGTAACGTTCCACCGCACTTTCCGCCGCCGACATGCTCGAGAGTAAAAGAAGGTGCTTTGTAGATTACCCGATATTCTGGGTTCCAGTACTCTTCCTTGGTATTCGGGCCACATATTTTATAGCGAACAAAGTTTCCTTCGTAAATTGCCCGCTTATTCATGTCGTATAGTCCGGTAAAGGCACCGGAGAACAGTTTATCTGCCGATCTACTGATAAGTTTCCATAGACACACGTTACCACGCAGGCTGAGGTCGAAACTTCTCTCTCCGTCGTTTCTGTCTTTTCTGCGCGCCGTGATAGTTGATCCATTTACTGAGGTAATTATCATTTCAACTGTATTGGGTGAATCTGCGGCCGCGCCTTCGTGCCCGAGAACGCCTTGGACGCAATCGCCTACCCTAAGATCCAGATCTTTTAACTTACCGATTAGCATTTTCATAGTATCTTCGTCCTTGTGATGACCGTCTGTCGTTCGCGAGCAAACGTTCTGTGAGTCTTTACTGTAGCGTCTACCAGATAGGATTTCCCAGT